AGATTTGTCATATTGTCACGTTGTTCCCATACTCCCCTCGTTTGATTGGCATCTGAATTGTCTTAACCTGTGAATATGTCTTGACTTTCATGATGTCTTTTTGCAGGTCTCGTTGTCTTTGAACCTGGACAATCTCACCATTTAATTCCTTTACATAGTCATCAATGGCTGATAGGTATATCTTATCCCTCACTGACACCATGAAGTCATGCATCCTGATTGCATACATTGCAGTGGCATGGTCTCGCTTGAGCATTCGACCAATCTCTTTGAATGGCATTCCTAATTCTCGCAGTTGAGTCATCAGGTATGCTCTGCGATACACCAGTGGTTGCTCTCTGCATCTCACTGCTAATTTATCACGATCAATGATGTGTTCGATTGCTGCTATTTTTTCGCTCTTTGTCATAGTGGTTGAATTTTAAATTTGCCATCATTGAACATTCCTGTCTCAATTAAGTCCATCTTTTTCCAATAGCAAAGACTCTTTGATGTGAATATCCACTCTTGAATCACCTTGGTTCCGATGTGGTATGTAAGTTTGAATCTCATATCGTATTGATTTTAATTTCACAAATTCGTTTGTAAAGATCGTGGTTGAAGTTTGTCCAAAACCTATCGACTTGGTAGTCACTAAACAAACCAAGACTCCTCATCGTCAAAGTGTTCATAGTTTCCACACTGCTCTGCGAACTCGTGGAACTCGCCTTCTCTTGCTGCCTTGAGAAGTTCATCCATTGCTTGCTCTGCTTCATCGATGGTGATTCGTTCACTCCATCGTGTAAATTCAATTTTGTATTCATCTCTTTCATTTATTTTGTCGTAATCGTAAAGTAATTCAACCATTCCAATCTGCTCATCATCCCATGCTCTGAAGATGTTGACATCCATAAGTCGCTGATAGCTACTGCTATCGCCTTGCTCGAAGTAAAATTTATTTGCCATATTTATCGTTGTATGCTCGTTGTGCGTATTTTGACCAATCACCTTTGAGTTCGTATGTTTGTTTTGGTAGTTGTGTATTGTCAACCTTAACATCCAACACTGGAGGTGTGTTTGTTGCACACAACCAAATGATGATTGATGCGATAGGGATAAAAAAGATTACAAAGTGTCTGAACACATTCTTGTCCTCCTCTTCGAGTTCCTTCCACTCGGCTCTTATTTCGTTAAATTGTTTCATTGATTTTGATTTGATGTTTGATTAAACTGATTGCATCTACCATTGTGACCCATCTTGCTCTTGCCATCTTGGTCGCTTCGAAGTCAACTCCGAATACTGTCTCCGCATTTTTCAATGCTTCCCACAATGCTTGTTGCTCTGCCTCAAGGATTGTGATGATTTTTTCTACTGTCATGTCGTTTTGTTTTGAAAATGTGCGTTGATTGAGTCGCACCCCTCAATTAAATTAGTTAGATAATAAAGCCAATTCTTGGTGAGCTTGACCTAAATGCTTTGCTCTTACGTCAGCAGTATGCATATGCAATTCGTACATTGCTTGGTCACCAATGGACTTGTAGAAAACTGCTTGGTCATAAGCATAAAGCATAGCAGCGTGAAAACGATTAATCTTTTCGGCAGCAACTTCGACTGCACTTCTACGCTCGTAAACACGAAAAGAAGAATAATCCAAAGCACCACCTGCGGCAAGATATTTTTTGTAACCTACTTTAGTAGCTGCAAAAGAAGAAGGAAGAATAGACATAAAAAAAGAGTTAAAAAGTTAAACAAAAATCAACGTTCGCTCACATTGACCTTACAAATCTACACATACTTTTCATATCTGCAAAACTTTTTTCACATTTTTTTTACTTATCAACAAAATAAGACATAAAAAAGGGGTGTTTCCACCCCCTAAAACAATTACGAACCCTCGAATTTACAAAGGAAATTTCATACTATCGATGTTCTTATAAACTTTTTTCACACCATCTCTCTCAAGTCGCTCGGATTCGAACACCAAAATGCGACCACCTGTCGGTTTAACAGGCGCACCTCGTTCAACGTGCCATCCTTTTGAGCCATCACCGTACTCCTCTTTGTAGGTACCGGTGAGCATCATATGAATCTGCTTATGATTGTGGCGGTATCCTGTTTTGGCATGGGAAGTGATGGTATCTCGCACATCGTTTCGAGCAGCGTTCTCGTGGATGTGACCCATTGTGAACACATCGAAATCTTCATACATCTCCAATGCCCTGGTGAGATTCAATGCTCCCTTGGTAACTACACCACCACCACCTGAACCATGGAAGTACTTAATTCTGAATGTCGATACAACATTTGTGTCGAAGGTTTGACGAATCACAATCCATCCACCATATCCACCTGCATATACATTGGTGCCATTCTTGTAGTTCAGCAAGTCAACGAACCTCTGAAGGATGTCAGTCTCTTGATACTTGATGATTGCGGTCTCGTGGTTGCCATAACCGATGACAGTGAGGAGGTGTGCATATGGAGACCACCATTCGACTGCGGTTTCAACGATGGAGTCCAGGTACTTGGCATTGTTGTGTTCAGGTCGGATGTCTGATTTGTTCCCTCTGCGATCTCCGCGACCCTGCATGAGGCATAGGATATCCCCATTTATCATGATGGGGATGTTGTTCTCTTTGCAATAGTCAAGGTCTCTCTTGAGAAGTTTCCAATCGCATTTGGGATTGTCCCAGTGGATGTCAGAAAGCATTGCAATCTTAACCTGTTTGCCATCCATCTGAATCTCGTGGATGTTTTTTGCGTGTTTTTTTACAATCATAGTGTGTATTTAGAGAACTTGAGCAACCATTTGGTGATGAATCCTGCACCGAATCCGATGATGAACAACCAAAGGTTCGGTTTTTTACTGTCGTTTTTGTCCTTTTTGTACTTGATGACCTCGACTTTTTCAATCAATCGAAGTGTGTCTCGCTTCAGTTTATATTCAATGCGGGTCTGATACCTCGTTTTAGGCACAAAAGATGTCTTGTATTGAACGATTGTATCCTTGGTGGTGAAATACCTTTCATATACAATTTGATTGTCTCTGATGACAGGAAACGAGTCAACAGTTGTGATGCGAATTGTATCACCTACCTCATCACATCGATATCCTTTCTTGATTGCCTTGCGCAAATGGTAGTTTGCCGAGCATGATGCGAGTAAAATTATAAGGATAAACCCTGAAATCTTTTTCATTTTGTAAGGTTATAGCTTTAAAATTCATTAAGTAGGCAGTAGGTCACTGACTTTTGTGTCTTGGTTGCTCGGATGAATGTGCAATACTTATCCATGTCATTGACTACCTGGCAACCTGCACTCCACCATCCGATGGTTGCACCTGTATTGTCGGCAGTGATGTCGTATGTGTTAGGGTGGAAGTTGATTCCAAAGTAACCGGATTGAACTTGACCAATCTCCTCGCTCTTGTCATCCTTATCGGTGTCACGATTCACAGTGATGGATGCGCCAAGCTGAAGCAGAGCATCGATTTTGCCATTGTGCTTACCAAACTTCCAAAGATTATAATACCAAGAGTCAGAAACAACCACTGCTGCACCTGCCTTGTTTATCTTCTCGACTTGCTTGAGTGTTGATGTACCTGGATTGGTGGTTCCTGATGCAACTGCGATGAACTGCTCACCTTTGAAGAGATAAAACTTGTCATCGAATCGATTGGCAGTGTCCTCGTTTGATCGTACACCAAGAATCCAATGGTCTGAAGGAATGCTTCGGAAGTTGCGAAGAGATTTGACCTTGTCGAGCAGTTGTTTGTCGGTGTATGTTTTGACCATAAATTAAGTATTTTTCTCCTTAATTAAGTAAATATCCCCCGACAACATTATCATCGGGGGAACGCAGGGCAGTTCTTATGGTATGCGTCTGCGTGAAGTTTCGGTTCAATCGAGTTGCTCACTCAATAACTGCACCGATAGTTACTTCCAATTATCAAGTTCACTCTTGGAACGAGTCACAAATCTGCGCATCGCTGCAAGGATGTTCTTGCCTGTCACATTTTCATATGACTCGTTTATGCTTTTGACCTCAACCACTACGCAAAAGAACGCAACAAATTTGGTCATGATTAATTCAACCGAAATGAAGTGGGCGATGATATCCCCTGCAATGAACTTCTCAATCAAGAACGTGAACACAATGCCACCTGAATAAAGCAATGATTTTCCAATGGTGTCACTCAATCGTCTTGATTTGAATGATGCCCAACCACCTTGCTTGACACTGCGCCAAACTCCGAAGATGGTATCGATAAATATTGCGAGGATGGCAACCAATACCATGGGTTGCACAGGTGAAAGTATTGTGAACAAGGATGCGAAAATTGCGAGGGTTGTGTGTTTCATCAGATGACTAATATTGAGTTATTGTAGCCATTGTCTCGTGGATATCCGCACTCCCATTTGCCATCATAGAAGCAATCGCCTTGACACATATTGCACTCGACTTGTGGTCGAAGGTCAGTGTCACGATTCTCATGGCTCGTGAAGATAGGATATTCTGCTTTGTTTTTAATTAGGTAGCGAATCAATCGCATCTCAAAGAACGATGCTTTCTGCGCATAGTGTTCCATGCCAAATGCAACCTCGGAGCGAGTCACTGGTTGTGAGTAGTCACCACTTTGTTGCTGAAGTCCTTTGTTCTTGAGTTGGTATGTCAACCCGAACACTGCATCCTCTGCTGACCTCCATGCAATGACAGGTTGAATGAATGTGACGAGTGTCTCCTCTTCGGGCGTCAGTGTTTGATCGTTGTATGCAGTGAGCAAATGGTTGTAGAATGTAGTGCCAAGGATTGGCATCACTCGGAGTTGTGCTTGAGTGGCTACATATGGGAACACATCAGTCACATCCACATTGGCAGTGATTGGTGTGTTGGTCTTGAGGTAGTTTTCGGTGATGAAATACAACATTATGCTTGAGGTATTTGAGGTTGTGCTGCGGCTGCGGCTTGTGCTTGTGTGACATCACCACCTTCAATCGGTGGAAGTGATGCCAATGCTCTGACTTCATTGACTGTCATCTGCTCGAGTACCTTGGTGGCAACCAATGGACTCATTGCATTGAGTGCATCAGATGTCTTGGAAGCATCTCCCTCGATTTCAACAATAGATTCATTGATAATTTGGAAGTTGTTGACAACAAACTCTGCATTGAGTTTTGCGATGTGCAATATCTCGTTGAAGATATCCTGAACCTGCTCTCTCAATGGCATCACAACGTTCTTTTCAAAGATGACATATGCTTGTTTGATGTCTGAACCGGAACCGAGTGAACCTGTGGTACGTACTCCCATCAATATCGGGTCGATGGTGTGAGCAAAACAAATCTGCTCGGTGTTCAATCCACTTGCTTCCTGGAATAGTTTGTCATTCGAGTTGGTTGGGATGCTCTCAATCTTCGGCAACTGCTCTTGTGAGTTTGCAAAAAATGCGGCAGTTTTACCTGCGTTCTGCGCTCCTTTGAGTTTGTCGATGGTTTGGCGCAGTACATTCTTTTCCTCCTCCGATTGTGGTCGTTTCGGGAACATGATTGCAAACGATGGGAAGATTGAGTTCTGAATGTTGGACTTTGCGAAGAAACTTAACTCGCCCGAGAGAAACGCAAAGTTAAGTGCGGAACTGTATTTCGGCAGCGGATACCAATCTTGACCCAAGCACTCGACCTCATAAACAAATAACTGTTCACGATCAGTACATGATGGATGGTGTCTCTTGATTTCTTGGATGTCGATTCGAGTTGACCAATCCTCACAAATAAAGTACTGATTTTTTTGGCGGCCTTTGCGCACCTTTTCAGGTGACACATTCTCTGCCCTGGTCATCTTCATCTTCTCATCAAAAAACAAACGGAAATACACTCGGTTGTGTACAATCAATTGTTCGGTTGTAATTCGAGCAGTCTTTTTGAGTTGAATCTTTTTCTCAAAGGTGTACAAATCAAGCAAGTCTTTTGGACTTGTGTTGGATGTCTTGAGTTCGAACCCACCACCGATGACTGCATTTGTTTTGTAGTCAACAATGGCACCATGTAGTGGTGAACTGTACACCATTTGATTGAGCAATTGTGGATACATATCATCCTGCCCAAATCTGATTTGATTCGCAGTGGTGTATCGACCATTGACATAAGGCAATGATAGGTTTGCACCACCAACTTTGAGGAATGGGGTGCTGAATGCATCGTAATTCGATGAAATCATTTC